CATCTGCTCTTGATAAATCAGGTGTTTTTTGAGCTTGTCTTATAAGTTCTTTGTAATAACCTTTTTTCGATGTTACTTCTTTTATTAAAGAATCAGGATCAAATGAGCCACTTTTTCTTAAATTTGTTAATAAGGTTTTATCAAACAAATCTTCCATTTCATTTGTAACTAATTCTCCAAATTCTTGGTTTGCTTTGTCTACCTCAGAACCTTTTACAACAGAAATTTCTTGTCTAATAACATTTCCTTTACCATCCGTTATTGGTTTTAAAACTGTTATGTCAAAATCTTTTTCTACAAAACTTTTTCCTTGCAGCTTTCTTCTTTCTGCTAATTTAATTTTTGCAGACTTATCCATTATAAACTTTAACTTTTGTATTCCTGAAGGTTTGGTCATAAAATCTTTGAAAACCTCTTGTGCAGTTTGTTCTTTGCCCAAGCCCCTTCCGAGTATTGTTTTGAACTCAGTACCTGTTAATTCTCTAAACTCATCTCTAAAACCATCGTAAACAAATGGGTTGTAATCTTTTCCATCGAGAGTTTTGCCAAAACGCAACAGACCTTCGTTATCTGCTAAAAACTGATTGTTTTGCCTAAATATACTATTAGCTGCTCTAAATTTTGATGCTAAAACAGGTTCATCTCTAGCTATAGTAGAAATAATTTTATCTTCTAATTTTGTTATGCCGCCTGCAAGTTGTTTTTCTGCTGTTGTCAAACCACTCTCTTTTGTTTCAAAAACCCTTCTGTTATCTCTCAAGTTTCTTAATTGTGTCTTGAGTATAGATATTTCTTCACCTGTAAGATCAGCTTTTGCAGGAGTTACCTGTTCGGGTATTACTTGTGTGCCTGTAACTTTTTGTGGTTTTTTAGTCGGTGTTATGATTTTTCTAAGCATACTAGGTAGCTCAGAAGATATCTTTACAGAATCTTTTTCTGCTAAAGCCCTTTTAAGACCTGTGTTTAGTGATTGTATTTCATCTACAATAGATGTATTACTCTGTCCTACTTTAGCTGTAGTGTTGAATTTAAACTTACTCTCTTTTATGCCATTGTTAAAATCATCATAAAATTTTCTATACTCTGTTATATTGTTATCGCTTATTTTTGTTAAATTTGCGTAAGCATGTTTAGGTAGATTTTCATAAGCATCTTCTACTTTTTTAAGCAAAGCAGGATTTCTTATATAGTCTCCTTTTATGTCTTTTACAAAAGCATTTCCACTGACGTAAGCTGCTCTGTCGTTAATATTTTTTGCTGAACCCTTATAAAGAGGGTTTGTTAAACTAGAAATAGTGTCGTCTAAAGTGCTTTCAAATGATTTTTTACCATAATAAGATGCTCCTGGTATTACACTAGCTGCATCATAAGCCCCTCTACCGATTTGCCCTATCGTTCCTGATCCTGCTAATACTTGATATCTAGTGGGAGTCATTCCCTCGCTTTCTAGCATTATTCTGTTCGAGTCAATTATTTTTTGACTTTGTTCTTTAGACTTATAAAAGTCTTTTCCTATTACAGTTTGTCCTACAGATCCTTGCTCTCCAAATTCTTTATAAAATTTTTGTGCTTCATCATCTGTCATTCTGCCTGTAATAGATTTGAGTTTATTGACTGCTGCTTGTTTGCTTTTAATAGAATATCCTTTTGCAAGTTGATAAGCTTTACCTATGCCAGGCACAATTACTTTATCTATACCATAAGACAAACTAGCGTCTATACCTGCTTGTGCAAGAGCATCATTTAGTATTGCGTTATTAGGTTTTACAACTTGGCCTTCATCAGCAGTAAATTTATTGATGGCATCAAAAGTTGCTTGTCCGATACCTGCACCTACTCCATATCCTGCTGCCCCACCTGCCTGTGGAGCTAATTTTTTAGCACCTTGTACTGCTCCGATAGTATAACCTATCATTCCGAGACCTATTTCTAGAGTAGGTTCAAGCCAATCAGGAGCTCCACCTGGAAACTCATTCGGTCCTATTACTCTAGTTTTTATACCTACTTCTCTAATTTTTTTATAGTAATCCTCTTTAGATAGTTTTCCTGCATTAACTAGAATTTTTCCTCTGTTTTTTGTGTCTTGAAAATATGTTTCTGCATTTCTAGTAGCTTCGATTATTTGGGCATTTGTTATTTTCTTTTCTGCCATTTTATCTCCTTTGGAAATTATCTAGTAAAGAGTCTACGTCCATGCCATCTATAGGTGTAGTAGACGAAAAGTCAGTCTGTACTGTAGGAGAATATCCTAAATCTTTACTGAGAGAACGAGTTACTCCGTCTAGTCTTTCTACATAGTATTGTTGATCTGCTATAGCTTGTTCTATTTTAAATATCTTAGAATTGTCTCCTCTGCGTTTTGCAGATTCTAACGCTTGTTTGTTTTTTTCTAATTGACCTCTGTATCTTTCTTGCAGAGTCTCGTACTTTCTAAGAGCATCTGCATCTGTACTTGTAAATCCTGGTTCAGGCAACTCATCCCTTGATAATTCGAGATAGTAAACTGATGGTCTTCCTGATACTTCAGATGCAGCACCTTTTAATAAATCTCTATTAAGTCCTTCTATATTTCTTATAGCCATTGTTGTTTCAGGAGTAGGATCTGCACCAAAAAATCTACCTCCCATTCCTAATACTTCTGTAGCGTAATCACCAAAACCAAATGCTTGGTCTGCTAAAGCATCTCTTTCTACATTTCTATCTGTAACAGGTCTTTCTATTGGTTCGTCTCTGCCTTCAACTTCTCTTTTAAGTTGTTCTAACTCTAATGCCTTTATTTGTTGGTCTAAGTCAGGTCTCATGCTTTCGCCAAATTGTGAAGCTGCTGACAATCCACGACCAAACTGTGATGCTAAATTTTCGCCAGGTTGTCTAGGTTTTAATAATTCTAAACTTCCACGAAGTATTGCAGCATCAATCATTTGTTTATTTGTAGGTGTTCCTGCTAATCCTGGAACGACTAAGTTTCCAAATAATCCACGAAAACCTGTAAGTTTTTCTTCATCATTTAAAATGCCATTAGCCATTTAAGATTCCTCCATAAAATTTGCTTAAATCTGCTGTTTGAAGATTAAGACCTGGTATTGCCTGTTGTTGAACCATAGGCATAAATTGAGGTTGTTGATTCGATAACAAACCTTCTATTGCTGCCATAGCCATCATAGGATTTACACCACCTGCAGCTGCATCAGCTACATTAGCTACATCTGTTGGATTTGCAGTAGGAACATTAACACGATCTACATAAGTAACATTTTGCCCATCTACTACATCTGTTGTTGTAGAAGGCATCCCAAAAAAATTTCTCATAGTATTCATTATTCCTGGTGCTTGTTGCATCATCTCAGGTTTTGCTCCTAATTGACTCTGCAATGCAGAATAATTTATACCTAAAGGTTTAGGAACATTGAAAGGATTTTCAGTTACAGGTGGTCTTACGCCCATAATAGCATCTAATAAACCAATCGGTTTACCATCTGGTCCTATCTGTCCTACTATTTGATTGTTGTTTAAGTAATTGTTCATCCTAATAATCCTCCTAATACTGCCCCACCGATAGCTCCACCTACGCCTGGCATAATCATATTACCGAGCATAGCACCTGCTGCTGCTCCACCTAGTGCACCTGGTCCTTGTGTTCCTGGTCCTTGTGTTGTTATCGTACCTGGTAAAATACTACCTGCAACAATATTGCCATATTGCTGTAGTGCTTGACCTGGTGCTGCTTGATTAAATGCAAATCTTTGCATAGCTTCTGTTATTGGTTGTTGTGCTCTTGCTGTTTCTGACGCACCAACCTGTGCGAGTGTTTGTGCAGGAAGTGAAAAAGAACTCATAATACTAGGAGACAATCCTAGTGTAGCTGCTTGTGTTCTTAGTACATCTCCATACACATCTCCATACAACTTAGATGCAACATCTGCTTGTTTCTGAGTAATATCTCTTATAACTTCTGATTCTAAAATAGCTTGTCTCGTGCCACCTAAGTTTCCTGTTTTAGTAGCACCACGTCTTGCTTGTTGTAATAATCTAGCACCACTTTCTTCTATAGGTCTTAGACTTGCTTGTAAAGACTGTTGTAGCATAGGATCTTGAAACCTTTGTGCAGGACTCATTAATGCTTGTTGAAAACCAGGAACAATAGAACCTATGCCCAATGCACCTTGTGCTATTGCTGCTTGTTTTTGAGCTTGTTCTGCAGCTATAGTAGTATCACTAGGAGTTGCATAAGTCTGTCCAGGAAAGAACTGTTGCGGCCCTGCCTGAAACTGTGTTTGTGCCTGACTGTATAAATCGCTTAAATAAGGTGCTTGTATTGCTGATGGCTCATTTCTTTGTACTTGTGTGCCACCACCACCTCCACCTTTAAACTCTCTTAGACCTGTGGTTGGGTTAATTGTACCACTGCCACCTGCTAATCTTAATAGCTTTATTTCGTAAGAATTAACATGAGCAAGTTCAGTATCACCTTCCCTACCATGTTTTGCGATAGATTTATATAGGTGTTTAAACAACCATATTTTTAATTTCATAATCATAATTTAAGCCCCTTTAGTGTATGGTTGTAAGTTCTTTACCGAGAACTGTGTATGTTTGTTCATATCCATAATGCTCCAGTTTTTTAATAAATCCTTTTCTACAAAATGTTTCTATTGCATGACAACCTTGAGATTCTGCCCATGCTTCTATAGATGATATTGTGTCAATCCAATCATCGAATCCGTTTCCACCTAAAGTAACAATTCTGCAAACTTTTTTTCTAGGGTGTATTACAATTTCTGTAGTTCCAACCCCTTTTATTTTGTTTTTTTCATTAAATATTACCCAAAGTTGCATCTTTGCTTCTTTACAAAGTTTGTAAATATCTTGAGTTTCCATTTCGCCTTGTCCTTTTTTATAAGCTAAATCTATAAAAGGTTCACATGCTTCCCATATCTCATCAATCTCTTGTGATGGTATGCCTGTTAAAAATGTTGTCATAATTTAGTATAGTTACCTGCTGCGTTTACAAAGTATATGCCCTCACCTGCACTACCAGGATTAAAGTCAGAGCCATCAGCGTAGACAATATCGCCTTGTTTTTTTCTTATAGGTTCTACATGTTTTACTTCTATAAAGGTTGTTGCGTTTTCTTGTAACGCACCTTGCAGTTTAGTAAGTTCCTCAAAGATATATCTAGGTAAATCTTCAGGGTTACTTGGTACTGGATTAGGGGTATATTTAGGGGCTTGTGCCATTATCTCTCTCCTATTACCTCATATTCTAAATCATATCCGTTCAGCTCAAAAGTGCTATCTTCTGTGTGTTGAAATCTTACTGCTATAAATTTACCTGTACTTCTACAATCTACTTTGTTTTGCGTATTAGGTGTAAATTCTTGACTAGGTGTAAATGTATATGTGCCGTTAGGACTCATAGAACTTCCTACCGATATAGTACATTTGCCAGTTCCTGCTATCTTAGGCGTAAGTTTTCTTACTTGTTTTACTGTGTTTGTGTTGCCATCTAAGGTTAATCCTTTTCTTTCTATGGTTGTGATGTAGTTTTCACCTGCAAACTGTTGCCCAAAATCTCCACGATACAGCTTAGTATCTGCTACACCTGCCATAAGAATAGACCTTTCTGTTGGGTTATATTGTCTATCTCCCCATGTACCACTATAAGCTGTCCATGTAGCTGATTGTCCTGACCATACAACAGATGTTGCACCAGGATCTACAATTCCAGGACCAATGTGATAAATATTAGGCAAATCACGAAAAGTAAATGAGTTATTAACATAGTTATAAATTAGTGCTTTATTGCAATATTGTGAACCGATACTAGGATAACACACCCACATCTCAGATTGTTGAACATTGTGTGTGCAAAAGGTTAAGTTAAAATAAGCATCATTAATATCATCAAATAGCTGTCTTTTAATTAAATCAGTAGCTACAGATTTTTTAGATACTCCATTGTGTACGATTAAATCACCTTGCGTTACAACAAAGTGGTTTCCGTCAAATTCTGCTATACAGTTTCTTGTTAATACACCTGTATCGTTAAATAGTTTTTGGAAACTAAATACAAGGTTTCCACCTATATATTGGGCTAACCATGTAGAGTTTTCTTTATATATAATAAATGATTGTTTTAAAGCTAATCCATCTACAATAAAATCTGATTCATCTCCTATAGTTACAGAACCTGCGTCATTAGTTGCTGATGCTGTCCATGAAGAAGGTAATGCAAAGTTTTCTGCTGCATCTCCCCATCTAACTTTGTTAGGAAGTTCTGTGCCACTTTCTGTAAGATTGAGTGCCATTAAATAATTACCAAAAGCTTTGATAGTTTTACAAGTTGTACTTGATGGCCAATTAGTTAAATCGCTAAATGCACTAGCTCCTACTGTAGCTAATGCTTGTGGATCATCTACCCCATTACACAATATAGGTAGACCGTTATAGATAGTTCCTGTCCAGTTTCCTACTGAAGTTAAATTAGTTGAGTAATCTCCACCTGATGCCCTTGTAAAGTCTGTGTGTGTTGAGCTACCACTTTGTCTGTAAATCTTTGCTGTACCTGCATAAAACCAATATACATTTGTGCCTGATGCCCAATTAATTACAAAATATGGGGCAACTGTAGGTGTGCCGAATACTTGGTCGTGTCCTTTGATCTTTTTAGCTGCATTATCTGCAAATCTAACATTAGCTGCTTCCGAATAAAATTCAGGTGGCAATACAGTATTGTTTGTATCTTTTACTAGACCTTTAGGTGCAGGTGCTACAAATGTTGCCATTATGCAGTTCTTCTCCACATGTATGCAACTATGTATGGTGGCATGTTGTTGTGAGCTCCACCTCCACCAGTAGCGTCTGTTACCATATTATCTGCAATATTAACTCCATTACCACCTGTTATATCAACGTCATTATCATTAGGGGCAGGTTTCCAACCCTTTGGTCTGTTGTGAGTATGTGATGGCATTTCAGCGATAGTCAATGTATGTGTTTTTGCACCACCTGTTTCTTGTAATGCGTCAAAATCACTATCTGCTGCGTTATAACCAACCATCATTCTTCCTGTACCAAACGCTGTCCATGTACCAAATCCTAATAAGGTTGCAGGGTTAGTTGTTACTGCTGCATTGATATAAATAGATCCTACAGGATATATGTCTGACATAGTTACAAGTCCACTACCTGCTGATAATGCACCTGTAATAGTTAGATTTCGTATTGCTGTGACATCTTTGTTTGCATCAGCAGTTACGGCTTTTGACGCTTCTACTGTTCCAAGCGTTGTTATATCTACATAGTTAAGTTCTGTAGTGTTTGCCGTTACGCCATCTAATAAATTTAATTCTGCCTGTGTACTTGTTACAGCACCAGATAAATTTGGAAATGTAGCTTTGACTGTCGATTTGATTAATCTTAAATGGTCATCACCCTCAGATACGGCATCACCTGCTGTAGGGTTTGAGCTGTTAAGACTGTCTATATATGTTCCTGTTTCTAATCCCATAATTTCTCCTGTTAATCTGCTTCCTCTATTGTGTTACCTGCTGATACCCATTCTTGTATAGCTTGGTAGTGTCTGTTGTTTTCGTTTATAGGAACACTAATTTTTATGCCATCAACAGTTATATCTATACCATCATTATTAGTTCCATCAACTGTTGTATATTTTGCTGAAGTTATTATCATTATTTTCTCCTATAATTCTGCATCACAAGTAAAGTGTTGATAACAATCATCAGCAGCAGTACCAGTTCCATAAGCAATTACACTACTTGTACCATTAATTGCGTGGTTTGTAGATGAAGTAAAATTTGTGGTACTAGCAGTTGCTTGACCTGAAGTACCATCAAGAGAATATCTTACTTGTGCAGGTATTGTTCTCATGCCCACAGGAAATTGAAAATTGAATCCTGCATAGTTATTATCTCTTTGGCGATAAACAAATATTGCTCCATGTTTTGAACCATTAGTTCCTGGAACAACACCCTCATTATATGTAGTTACAAAATACCTCTGACATCTAGCTAGACTTGTAGCTACATCTTCAAACTGAAAGTCAGGTATGCTGTTGGAATCGTAAGTTCCTAGCTCACATTGAAATCCTGTAAAATATGCAGTCTTACCTATTCCACCTAATTCAAATGCTATCATTACATTGTTTGCATTGATTGTAGGTATTGTAAAAGTTTTTGTGAATCTTTGCCAATCTGTCGTTAATGTTACTGCATTATCTGATATCGTAAATGAGGTTGAATTAGTACCACTAAACTTTTCATTTCTAGCATTTATATTAACAGTTATACCCTCTGTACCTGAATCTACTTTGCCATAAAATGCAATCGTTACTGTTTGTCCTGCAATAAAAATTCCTTGTTTACCTGTAGCAGGTAATTCTATTGGTTGTCCTATAGACATATCTGATGAGCCATAAGTTAATTTATTAGAATAAACAAAACCACTTGGAACTTCTGTACTTCGTTGTGATGTAGCACCTGTACCTGCATACCAAAATCTATCACAAGCATATGTACCACTAGCAGATGCTAATGCAGTACCTCTTTGCCAAATGCCCATATCACCATTAATAAATATTGGAGTAGCTGTTTTTCTTTGTGTTATAAATTCTACATCAGATATAGGAACTATGCCTGTTTGTGCAGGTAATGTTAAAGTATTAGTCCCTGCTTCGGCAGGTGCTGAAATAGTTATGTCCCCACTCGTAGACCCTTTTAATTTAATACTACTCATTAGTCTGCTTCCTCTATTGTGTTAGTCTTAGCCCATTCTTGTATAGCTTGGTAATGTGTGTTTGCTGTGTCTAGTGGAACTGCCCATTCTTTGCCATTTATTTCAGCATTTATTCCTGCATTTTGGTTATCGTGTTTAAAGTATTTTGCTGATGTTACTACCATAATATCTCCTATAATTCTGCTTCATATTGCATAGCACCTGCACTACTTGCTCTTAACTTTCCAGGAAGTCCTGCTGTTGTTGAGCCTGATGAAAATGTAAAATCTGTTCTGCACTCTTGAGTACCACTCATAGCAAGACCACTACCTGACGTAGCTGCAGAGTTTGTGGTTGTATCTGAACCATGATAAATTTGAAAAGAAGTAATGGTTGTTGCAACAGATGGTGTTGTTCTCATATTTGGCACTAACCCCATGCAATCTACATTACCTAATATTCTTGTTGTGCTTCTAAATATACCATCACCTAATCTTGTACCATCTGCAACTGTATGACTAATAAAATATCTTTGACATCTAGCTAGACTTGTACCTGCATCTTCATGTTGAAATGCAGGTATGCTATTCGTATCGAATGTTCCTATCTCTAGTTGGACACCTGTTACATAAAATGTTGCTGATGCGTTTGCTATCCAATTAACACATGATGAAGTTCTGTATACTTTGCCTGATGTTGTTTGCCATTGATCTGCTGTACCATTGTAATTTGTGCCTGATCCTAAATCCCACCTGATTCCTAAACCTACACCATTAGTTGTAAGCCATGTACCTGATGTTCTTACAGGAATATTAATTACTTTTTTCTCCCAAGTATTTGCTGATGATATTGCATATTCATCTACATAGTTTTCTGTTTCAGCACTATTCTGTAATCCTATTCCATAAGTACCTGTAACAGATGACCTAACCCAAAATGTTAATGTCATTGTCTGACAATCACTATTGCCTAATCCTACTGTTGCAATATCTTTACCCTCTACTGTATAAGTAAATCTGTAAGCATCACTACTTGCTATTGAGCTATCAGCAGTAGCCACAACCATTTTCATGCTATTTGGAAATGTACTATTAGGAGTGTCAGTATCTTGTGAAATCGTAATTGCACCACCACCACCTATATCATTGGCAAATCTATCTAATAACCTTGTGCTTGATGATTGAGAAGATAAAGAAGTTCCTCTTTGTGAAATCGCCATATCACCATTGATAATTATCGGAGTAGCAGTCTTTCTATCTAAAGCTACTGTGTTATCTGATACTGTACCATGTAATGTTAATGCCATCTAACTCTCCAATGCTGTTATTCTAGCTTCTAATTCTTGTATTGTTTTGACTAATAAAGGTACAAGTTTACTTTGGTCAATGCTTTGTGCTTTGATTCTTGTTTGCTCATCGCCATCATCATCTGTATAAGTTTCCATTGCATCTTTTTGTCCAAATATTGCTTCAGGTACTATGCTTGAAACCTCATGTGCTAAAAACCCATCTACAGTATTATCTGTATCGATTTTAAAATTAAACCTACATGGTTTAAGTTGTTTTAATCTTGTTGTTGCATCAAAACTATAGCTAACATTTTCTTTTAATCTGTAATCTGAGCTTGTTGGAAATGCAGTGCCTGAAGATGTACAATTAATTCCACCTACATAACTACCACTAGCATTATAATTTGCAAAAGTATCTGATGTGCCTGAATTAGATGAACTTTGTGCAATTATTCCAATAGCAGTACCTGTAAGTGTTTGTACAGTTAATGTAGCTGTTGCAGGACTAGTTGTTTGTTTCATAATAGTAGCACCATCAGAAGTTATTCTCATTCGTTCTGCTGTACTTGTACCACTACTAGCACCTGTAGAAAATAATACTTGCTCACCCTCTAGCTCAATCTTTCTCATGTTACCACTAGCATCAGGAGCATTAGATTGAATCACTACCTCATCACCACCACCTTTATAAACTTTTAATTTCCTAGATGCACCTAGAGCATTTATCTCAATATTATCG